AGTCTTTTAGTAGCATGGCTTCTCTTTGAACCACCTTTGGATCATCGTATTCGTATCCGTCCACAGGGCGCGTGGCGTTTTCGTCCCCAAATTCACTGATGTCAGTTTCTTCCGATCCTGATTTCTTTGAATACCTTTCGTCCTGCGAAAGCAGAGTTTCGTTCCCATGGAGCTAGTACGTTGACTAGCTTGGTGCAAACAGCAATATCTGTAAGAACGACATCTCAAAGATGTCAGTCTCTTCGAGCATTGACACCGCGCAATTGCGCGGAACACGTGAAGGTGAAACACGTACTGTTGAAGGTGATGCGTCCACTGTTGAAGTGTGGGACGCATAGGCGAGGATGTTTTTCCGCCGGAAGCTCCTTCCGGAAGCTGAGGGAATTTCGTCCTATTCTGTTGAAGAGGGTCCCCCTAAGAGTAGGGGTGATCAGTGGAGTGGAATGTCCGAGATTAATTCTTTCCTTTGGTCGACTTCGGAGGATGAAGTCAAGCGTGGTAAGAGTTTTGCTACAGAGTGGGTGCTCTCGTAGTGGGCAGTTCCAAACGATTTTACTGGCGAAAGTTTCATTGCCGAGCTTCGCCAGTGCGCGACGCATGCACCATTCACCTTTGGTGCACCCGAGAGTGAAGAGGAGCGCAATGTTTTTGATAGTGTTGTTTCTACAGCTTCTTCTTATCCATCGGCTTTTGACAATGCGGATGTTTCTCATGGAGAGCATGGTGGGCCAATACCTTTTGGCGCTCGTAATGGTGACATGTAGTATCTTGTTGATGTTTTGAGGACTGCGAAAGGTAGCCAGACGTCTGCAGAGGTTTGTTCATATATGCTCACTGTTCTCAATTATCCTACTTACATGATTGATCGAGCATACTCGCTTGCGCAGAAGGAAGGAAATTTCCGGTTTGGGAGAGAACGTGCCCATAAAGGTCGTTTTTCAGGTGATTCTACAGCCGTTTCAAGGCATCGTGTCCCTGCCCGCCCGGGATATCTTGCTCCTTAGAAAATGGGATCTGGAAGGCCCCCTCCTATTCATGTTGAGTATCGTGGTCCACGCGGTCCCTCTGTTCCGCGTCCTACTCCTCAAACGTATACTCCGCAGGCTGCAAAAGCGTGGCTTGCTTCTGAACGTTCTCGTCTTGAGAAATTGCATCCTGGACATTTGATTGCAATGAACTCGTCGGCGGAGGCTCTTTCTCGTGGGAGCTTCCAAGGTTCGCGTCGTGCACTCTCGGAGGCTTTGTCAGGGGCAAGGATGTACACTTGGGATCGTGAGAATGATCGTAATTTTCGCCATCCGACTTCTGGTTCTTTGGCGGTTTCCGTTCCCCAAGCGACTCGCAAGCTTACAGTTGGAGGTATTGATATTACGTCTGAGGCTGCATGGTAGTCGATGGAACCAACGTTTCGCCGCAATCGTCCATGGTTTCGCCAAGGCTTGGCGTATTTCCGTGGGGAATTGTCTGCGCGAGATGCGACTCGACTTTAGGCGTCTCTTTCGTCAATGACGTTTTCCCGCCATCAGGGCGGGGCACACTCTGTCAATCTTGGATTGAATCCGACTACGGCTCAAACGTTGAATGGGATGGAATTGAATGTGAACCATTCGATTTCTCTATTTCCAGAAATTATTGAGTTTGCTCAGGCAACTGGCGTTCCGATGCCAAGGATTCGACTTGCGGTGCAGACATCCACAGCCTTGATTGGAGTTTTCTTTGCCCCTACCGTCGGGAGTGCAGCCTTGTAGGCGATTCAATACGTCTCTGGAGTTGACTTCCTTTGGAGTCGGTTTGGACAGATGTTGACCCAGTTGAGTGAGCCAGGGATCTAGCTTTAGGGCTGGTCGTCCTTCGGTGGCTTCTTGTGGGATTCTATTCTTGCGAGCTCGGCGGCCATGATTGTGCGCTCGTTCTTTTCGGATACTTGGAAGATGTGCGTCCCTTCCATTGAAGAAATGGCTAGTGGTCTTCGCAAG